GCAGATACGACGTATTGTGGCGTCCCCACGTGGAAGCTGCCGCTGGACGCCTGGATCTATCAGGAGATCGTCTGTGAGACACGGCCGGACGCGATCGTGGAAATCGGGAACAAGTACGGCGGGACGCTCCTGTACCTCGCACATCTGTGCGACGCGCTCGACCACGGGCGGCTGATTGGCGTGGACCTGACGCATCGTGATGTGCCGGCGATCGTGCGGGGACACCCACGGGTCACGCTCCTCGATGGAGATGGATGCGCGCGGTACCCGGACGTGCGGGCGCTGATTGGCGAAGGCGAGCGGGTGATGGTGATCGAGGATTCGGCGCACTCGTACGAAAACACGCTGGCGGTGTTGCGCAGGTACCAGGGCCTACAGGGGCGCGGCGACTATTTCATCGTGGAGGATACGATCGTCGAGAATGGGCTGCGGAGGCAATGGGTAGACCAACTGGGCGGACCGCTGGGGGCGGCGCTCGCTTTTCTGGATGAGAACCCGGCGTATCGGGTGGACCGCACGCGGGAGCGGTTCGTCGTGACCTGGAACCCGCGAGGGTATCTGCTGAGGGTTGCGCCGTGAGAATCGCGATCGACTTCGACGGGACGATCCATCAGCACACGCCTGGGCAGAAACCCAAGTTCCAGGACGCGGTGCCCGGGGCGGTGGTGTCGATCAAGGCGCTGCGGGAAGAAGGGCACGAGGTGATCGTCTATACGGCGCGCGAGGATCTGGAGGGCATTCGCGAGTGGCTGCGGGAGCGGGGCTTGGGAGATCTCGAGGTGACCAACAGGAAGCCCCTGGCCTGGCGCTACGTGGACGACCGCGCGATCCACTTCGAGGACTGGGACCAGGCGCTGGGCGTGCTGCGGGACGAGGTGGCGCGCGATCCGGAGGCCACGGCAGCGCGGCACAAGATGCGGACAGTAGCACCTAACAAGGCAGTGCCGCCTGGAAAGGCGGTGCGCTGATGGCGTACGCGACAGTCGAGCAGTTGCAGGCCTACCTCGAGCAGACAGACGAGGGCGACGAGGCGCTCCTGACGGATATCCTCGAGCGGGCCGAGGCGCTGGTGGACGAGGAGTTGGGGTTTTCGTTCGTTGACTGGGACGCGGACGCGGAGCCCAGCGAGCGGGACGTGAAGTGCGGGGCGGGCGGGGAGTACCTCTACCTGCCGGCGCACGATGAGGGATCGGTGGCCAGCGTGGAGGCCGTGTACGCGCGGGGGACCGAGACAGAGACGACGGAGGCGATCACCGACTATACGGTGGAGCCACGCTGGCGGCTGTACCGGCGCGCCGGCTGGGTGCGGGGCCAGTGGTACCGGGTGGCGGCGATCTGGGGCTACGGGCCACCGCCGACGGCGATCACGGAGGTGACACTGGAAGTGGCGGCGAACCTGTGGCGGGGCCGGCACGCGGTAGGCTGGACCAGCGCCGTCGGGGCGGAGGGCGGCGGAAGCGTGCAGGTGCAGCGGGCCCTGACGTGGGCGCAGCGGCACACGATCGAGCGGGTGCGGGCGCGGTACCCGCAGGAGTCCAGCGCATGACGAAGGGGTATCGGATCGACCTCCCGCGGCCGGACCAGGTGAGCACGGATCTGGTGCGCGAGGTGATGCCGCGGGCCACGGAGATCGTCAAGGACCGCGCGGTCCAGGAGGCGCCGCTGGGAAAGACAGGCAACCTGCGCAAGGGGATCGAGGGGCGGACAGACCAGGGCGGGCTGCGGGGGATCGTGGCCTCGACGGCAAGGCACTCGTACATCGTGCACGAGGGGACGGCCGCGCACGGGATCGTGACGAAGAAGCGGGCGCTGAAGATCCCGGCGGGTGGAGGGGTGATCCTGCGGGCGGCGGCGAGCCACCCGGGGACGCGGGGGCAGCCGTTCCTGACGAGAGCCGTGGAGGGAAGCGCGGACGAGTTGGGCGAGTTATTCCGCAGTGACGGCGAGTCCTGGCTGAAGAAAGTGATCGGGCGATGACGCTGGCGGAGGTGATCGCGGCGCTGCACGCCCAGTTGGAGAGCGTGGAGGGGTTGCGGGCGGTGCTGGACTACGAGCCGGCGCGGGTGGATGTGGCCCCGCTGGTCTACCTGCTGGTGGACAGCGAGACGCGCGAACCGCGGGGGAACGTGATCCAATGCCGCTACCGCGTACGGGCGCGGCTGGTGCTGCTGTGGACGGATCCGCAGAGGGCAGAGGGGGAGATGGTGGGGCTGTTCAACGCCATCCCGACGGCGCTGGACGCGACGGCGCCGCGGAGTTACGTGGCCGACGTCGACGCGGGATGGGCGACGATCGGGGGGATAGAGTACCGGGTGGCCGATTTCTACACGACTGTGGTGACGCACGAGCCCGCTCTGGGCTAGGAGGACGAGATGGCGGTAGCGGATATCCTGCTCTCTCCGGCGACGGTTTGGTATGCGCCGGTCGGGGAGGCGGCGCCGGCGGATACGATCGGCAGCGGGGAGGACTGGGGCGGTGACTGGGCGGATCTGGGGTACACGCTCGCTCCGCTGACGATCTCCTACGAGCACGAAGTCGCGGAGGTGCTCGTGGAGCAACTAACGGCGCCGGTGAAGCGGAAGAAGACGAACGAAACGCTCACGATTGAGACCACGCTGGCCGAGTTCACAGGGACGAACCTCGAACTGGTGTTCAACGGCACCGCGACGGACACGCCAGCGGCCGCCGGGCAGCCGGCCAAGACAGAGTTGGTCATGGGCGGGGACACGGCCCTGCCCGTCTACGCCTGGGGCTTCGAGGGGACGTACGAGGACGCGGCCGGGGTGGCGTTCCCGGTGCGGGTGATCGTGTACCGGGGGCGGCCGATCCTGGGCGGCGAGTTGCAGTTCGCGAAGGCGGAGCCGACGGGCCTGCCGCTGCGGATCGAGGTGGAGGCAGACACCACGCAGCCAGCGGGCGAGCAACTGATGAAGATCATCAAGATCACGGGCGCCGCCGTCAGCTCCTAGGGCTAAGGGTTGGCAGGGGGCCGGGCGGCGGATACCCGGCCCCTTGTGCAGAGGAGGGCAAGGTTGCGGACGATCACAGTACACCTGGCCGGGCGAGCCTACGAGGTGGCGGAGCAGCCGAGCCGCAAGAACGCGGCGTGGCGGACGCAGTTGCGGGAGCCCTTTGGGGCACTGGTGGCGCGACTCGAGCAGGCAGGCGAGACGGACATCACGTCGCTCGAGCAGGTAGCGACGCTGGTACGGGAGACGGTGGGGACGCTCCTGGCGGCCCCGGACACGCTGGCGGAGTTGCTGTTCGCGTACTCGCCGGCGCTGGCGGCGGACCGGGAGCAGATCCTCGAAGAGGCCTATGACTCGGAGTTGATGGCGGCCTTCACGGCGGTACTGGGGCTGGCCTACCCTTTCGGGGCGGTGCTCCAGAAGGTGAAGGGACTGGCGGATCTTGGCCAGAGTGGGCCGACGACTGGGCCGAGTTAGCGCTCTCGCAGTGGGGCCGATGGGACGATGAGTTCGATGCCGTAACGCTGGCCGGGCTGACGCAGGCCTACGCGCGGCGGGTGCGCTGGGAGGCGCGGCAGCAGGCGGAGGCGCAGGTCGTGGCCTGGGCGGCAGTGCTGGGCAAGGGGCAGCGGGCGCAGCGGCGGGAATCGGCCAGCGAGGTGCTGGGGCAGATGGGGATCCGGATGCCATGACGGTCAAACTGGGCGAGGCGGTCGTCTATCTGAGCGGGGACAACAAAGCCCTGCAGGGGACGCTGGAAGCCTCGGAACGCAGCACGTCGTCCTGGGCGAGCCGGCTGGCCGGCGGGCTGGGGAAGGCGGTTGGCGGGGCGCTGGTGGGTGGAGCGGCGGCGGCGGGCGCAGCCCTGGTCGGGCTGGGGGCCGCCGCTTTCAGTGCCGGCATGACCGTAGACGAGGCGATGGACACCATCCGGGTGTCCACCGGGGCCAGCGGGGACGAACTGGACGCGCTGGGCGCCGACTTTCAGGCGGTATTCTCGCGGGTGCCTGGCGAGGCGGCGCCGGTGGCGGAGGCCCTCTCCGAGTTGCACCGGAGGCTGGGCCTGACGGGGCCAGCGCTGCAGGACGTGACGGAGCCGCTGGTGCGGATGAGCGACCTGCTGGGCGGGGACGCGGCGACGAACGCCGGGCTCCTG